ACCGAAGCTCGAACTTGATTTTGATCTGGAAAAAGTAGAAGCATTACAGGCGAAGAAAAGCGAGGCATACGCGCGCATGGGGAATGCCTGGTGGGTAACGATGAATGAGAAGCGCGTGGCTTGCGGGTATGCCCCGGTTGAAGGCGGTGACGTGTTTATGCTTCCTCTTGGTCTAACACCATTCGACCCAGCCGCCGAAGTGGTGGAGCCCCCGCCCGAAGAAACCCCACCCACAAATGAGAATCCTCCTGATGAAGGACAGAAGGCGTTTACGTCTCAATCGAAAAGTTATTGGACGGTTCCCGAACGGAAGAAAGCATTGTGGCAAACATTCGAGCAGCGCGTGGCGGTTCGGGAAAAGGAATTCGAGAAGCAAGCGAAGCAATACTTGGCCGATCAAGCGAAGACGATCAATGAGAAAATCAGCAAGCTCACTGACCTTTCGCAGATCGATCCCGATCAGATACTGGACATAGGCGTCGCCGTGAAGGCCTACGGGAAAAAGTTTTGGTCTTGGTATCGGGAGAATTTCATCCGGGCCGGGAATGCCGGTGTCCATGCCGTAAAGGGACTTCTATTTGATGACGCAGAGTTCAAGATCGATGAACCAGAGGACGGGAAAGCTGCACAAAAGCCGACCTCATTTGTATTCACCATGACGGCAAAGTTGGAAAAGCAATTGCGCTCCATGGCATTTGATTCGGGCACGGAAGTGAATAGAACCACAGTCGGCAGGATCTACCGGATGTTGAAAGTCGCTCAAAATGAGAACTGGACGATCAATGAATTCGCCCAAAAGATATATGAGAAAACTTCTGATTTCGAATATTGGCGGGCCAAACTATGGGCCCGGACTGAATCAGCAAAGGTTGATAACTTTGGCCAGGTTGAAGGATATAAAGCAACTGAATTTGTTGACAAGAAAGGTTGGCTCTGTTCCATGCTGGAGACATCCAGGGACGCTCATATATCGGCAAGTGAACAAGAGGTTGGAGTGGACGATGACTTCGATGTTGGCGGCGAATCTTTGGCATACCCGGGCGATCCATCCGGTGATCCTGGAAACGTCTGTAACTGCCTTTGCACCGTATATCCAGTGATAGGAAAATGATGGAGGTGACAAGATGAAGGAAATGGAAAGAAAGGATTTCAAATTCACAATCCAGGATGAACCGGATGAAAAGGGCGTGTTCCGGGGGTACGCCTCGGTATTCGGGGTCAAGGATTTTTATGGTGAGGTGGTTGATCCCGGAGCGTTTCGCAAGACGTTGAAGACGAAGAAATTCGTCCCGCTGCTCTGGTATCACGCTCCGACCGAACCGCTGGGAATCGTCTATAGCATGGAGGATTCCAATGGCTTGTTTTGCGAGGGACACCTCAATCTTGATGTTCAAAGCGCGATTGAGAAACGGTCATTGATGAAACAGGGGGCTATCACCGGAATCTCTATCGGCTTTCAGACAGTCGCGGAAAAGATGGTCGATGATGAAGGGGCTAAGGTACGGCACATACGGGATATTGATCTGTGGGAAGAATCGCTATGCGTCTTTCAGGCTTGCCCCGGAGCGGTCGTATCGGACGTGAAATCCATGTTGCCGGATATGGAATCTGCCGTCGAAGCCGTCCATCGTATTATCATTGGATGGACAACCGACAAGAACTTTTCACTCAAAGATGAAGATCTTCCCATGCTTGCAAAGGCGAGGGACGAAATAGACGTGCTCCTGAAGGCCAAAGGGCCGATCCAAGGGAATAATGGGAACACGCAGGGAATCGGCAGTCTGTTGCCTGGACTGGACGAAGCCCTCAGAAATTTCAGGCAAGATTCCAAATTCAAATTAGGAGAAAAATCATGACCGAATTGGAAGAAGCAAAAGCAAAAATCGACGAACTTAACCGGAACGTCGTTACACTCCGTGATAAGTATGACCTCATGGAAAAAGGGGTGATCACGGCCGACGCTTTTAAGCGTTTCCAGGACCAGATCAATCCCCAGATCCAAGCGTTGAACATCGCCATTCAACGGCCTGCCGGGGTAGTATCCCCCGGTGGTGGAACCACGGACAAAAACTCGGAAGGGGCTGCCGAGTATAAAAAAGCGTTCTTCAACTGCCTGCGGAATGGCCGACTCAATCTGAACGAAAAAGCAGCCGCCTATGTCACGGAACGCAAAGCCCTGGTCGGCGATGCGACCGGGGATATCCTCATCCCGGAGGCGTTGGAATCAGAAATCTACCGTTCGCTCCCGAAACTGAACGTGCTCCGCGGACTGGCTACCGTCCGCAACATGGCCGTCGGCGATCGCATCCGTCGACGCAGCTTAACGGAAGTTCAGGTCGGATGGGGTAAACTGGAAATTGGCGGGACTCCCCCGGAAACCACCCAGGTTCCGGGCGAGCTCTGGGATTATGTCGAGGACTTGAACGGTCTCGCAAAAATCGGTGAGGATGAGCTGATGGACAGCGATCAGAATCTCGAACCGGTCATCGCCGACAGTTTTTCCCGTGCGATCGCCGAAGCTGAGGAAACGGCATTTATGAACGGCACGGGCCATACTTTCCAACAGCCGCAAGGATTCACATTGACGGCTTCCGGTATTACCCGTGTCACCAACACGGCGGCAGGCGCAGTTACCATTGAGGATTTTCTGGCGCTCAAATACGCTGTGCCTGCTCAGTATCGGCAGAACGGGACATTCGTCATGAACTCCGGCACCGAACTACTGCTCGCTTTGCTTCGCGCCACGTACACCGGCGGCAGTGGAGCCTTCCTGTGGCAGCCTACTGTTGCAGCCGGAACGCCGAATATGCTGTGCGGCCATCCGACGGCTATTTGCGACGCGATGGCGGAAGTCGGTGATGGCGCGCTTCAGGATATCGCTCTCTTCGGGGATATCCGGGCAGCCTACCGAATCCTCGACCGCAAAGGCATGACGCTGAAACGGATGAGCGAAGTATACGCCACGGCCGGATTGATCGGATTGCTCGTCAAAAAGCGGGTCACCGGTTCCGTCGTTCGCCCGGACGCCGTGCGCATCATGCAAGAGCATTCGTGATAGGAGGTAAACCATGAACGCTCATTATATTCCTCTTTATGAATCCAATGGATCGGTTGAAGAGCATTCTCTCTCTCACAACCTGTTGCCCGGTGGTAAGTGGCAATCCCCGTATGAACAAAGCGCCACTCAGAATTTCCCAATCGGAACGCGGCTTCAGCTTGGAGACCGTGTCTTCCACTACTGCCAAGCCAAGGGCACTACGGCGGTAGCGATGAAGGCTGGCCACAACGGCACCGCAGATTGCGGGGTCAATACGGCTGCTGTCGCTTATCCGGCCGGAACAACCACGCTCATCATCTTGGACACCAACACCAGGGCCGCCAACTACTACCAGAATGGCTATCTCTGGGTCATGGATCTGGTTTCCGGCATTTACCAGATGTACAAAATCAAATCCAGCTTGGCTGCCGCCGCTGATGACAATCAGGTCACGCTGACGCTCTACGACCCCATTCCGAACGCCATTCCCGCTTCGACCTGGGTGACAGCCTGGCCGAATCCCTACTCCAACATCCTGTTCACGACCGACGGCCATTCATCGATGGTCTGCGTGCCGCTGATTCCCGTCACCACCGACTACTACTTCTGGGGGCAAACCTGGGGACCGTGTTTCGGTACTGCCATGAGCGCACTCCCGGGTGCAGCTTCCGGAGACAGGGACATCTATTTCAACAGCGATGGAGCCTTGGTAAACGGCGCATCGCTCACGACCAACGGCGCGCAACGAGCTGGTTATCTTATCACCATGACTTCCGGTGGAGGTGATCAGTTCTACATGCTGCAACTCGCTCCGTGACGCAAAAAGGGGCTACTAGAAATAGGGCGGCGGTTCGCTATAGCGGGCCGCCTCGCCCCTTCCCGAAGGAGGGAATATGAAAAGAATCAGAATGCTTGTGACGCTTGCTACTGGCCGGGGGTTATTCGAGGCTGGGAAATCTTATAATGTCGGGATGAATAGTGGAGAAGTACATCCTGATAACGCACAGAAATGGCTGAATGCAAAAGTGGCCGAAGAGAACAAAGCCATTGATGGCCCACCGGAAAAGAAAGAAAAGAAACTGAAGAAGAAATAATATGCCTAGCACCTTGAAGGCCAACGCCATCGTCACGCTCGATGATGCGAAAGTCTATGCCAATCTCGACATCACGAAGCACGAAGATGATGCGTTGATCGAGACGATCATCAATTGCGTCTCTTCCGCGTTCGACGATGAGGTCGGCCGACAAATCATTTCATCCGTGCATACGGCCGAAAGTCTCGATGGTCCGGGTGGGGAGCTTCTTTACCTCCCCGCATGGCCGGTGACGGTGCTGACATCCATAACGGAAAGCGGTGTCGCTCTTGTTTCCGGTACGAATTTTACTCCATACCTTGATCGTGGGATTCTGGCAAAGATCTCTTCCACCTGGACAACCTTGAGAAATGCCATCGTTATCACCTACACGGCTGGGTATACAAACACCGGATCTACGCCGACGCTTCCTGACCGCGTGCGCCGGGCATGTCTCGTTGAAATTGCTAGGGATTTTCAGCGTCATCGCAAGAGCGGATGGGGAGAAACATCTCGCACCATCGAGGGAGCCTCCATTACTTCGGATCCGAATCTATTTCTTCCCGACACGTTGCAAGTGCTTCGCCGGATGAAGAGGGTTCTCATATGAGCATTCCTGTTGACGTCTCCGGGGCAAATAAGAAGACC